CTGGAGTTATGACCCCCTTTTCAGGAAGCCACGGACATTAGGTTGGAAGGCAGTGCTCGTGACAGAACCCACGTTGACACTTGCTTCAACTTGAGTATTGACACAGAGCATGATTGCCTCACCTGGTCCGATGACTTGGTTAAAATCGACCTTTGTGAAGTCGAAGACCTTCGGGGTAGCTTGGAGCTCGCTCGGGAAACAGATATAGGTACTACCTGTCGTTATTGCCCCGAACACATTCGCCTTAAACTGGAAGGTCCGTGCCTCGAGATATATCCAGTCAAACCGCGAAGCGTCGGAGGCACCTAGAGGATCCTGAATCTCATAGAGATTCGTAGCGTTATCATAACGAGCTCGATATATGCCAACGCCAACATCTAAGTTAACGTTGATACCGACCCCATTAGTGATAACGGCAGCTGATTGGACAATCATCTGCATCACATCCATTTGTCCGTCGACGCAAGCTAAGGTCAACTTAGGAAATACCGGTGCGGCGGCTTGTCCTAGTGAAGCCCTCGGGCTCTCAATTAGGATAGCACACAACGGAGCTCCCCCAGGAGTATCAACAATGCCACCTGGTAATGCCCAGAAAACCCCCAACCTCTGCGCATTCGCAGTTGGTGTAGAAGGTTCCCCAAGGGGTATCCATGCGCCATCTTGATCTCTACCTGGTGCGTAGGGAGGGTAACCTCCGAACATGTCGAAGATTTTTCCTACGCCGGCTTTGGCTAGGCCACTCCAGGACGGAGGGCCACCAGAACCACCCTTTTTCATCATTCACTCCTTACAGTTAGCACTTGGTACAGTGACGTTTAATCAACAGCCCCTAAGGATCAAAAGCATCCCTAGGAATGAGGCAACCAGCCCCATATTTACTACTGTTAATGTTATTCGTCCCTTCATTAGAGACTCCTCATTCTGGCGATTAGGCCAGCCATGGTCATTGCAGTCCAACTCTGAGGCAACTGCGCGAGTGGGACCTTGTTGTCCCATTCTCGTTTCCCACCAAGAACCTGCTCAACATGTCCGATTCCCCCAGCCCTACGGCAGAGTTCCTCAAACGTTAAACCTGAGTTCCGATCGTGCTTCAAAACCCAGGCGCAGAGTTCGGTGAAGTTGGGATGGTTCGACCCATTCTCCAACTGTTGCCACCATCGGATAGTGTCCATGTAGCCATTCCAACCACTACGATACCGGTCATATGACAACATCCCGTTAAGGATGCGCATTACCGGCCGCACGCCAACACAGAGGCCTGCCTCTGTATATGACCTTCTATGCACATTCTGAAGGTAGTGAACCTCATTCTGTGAATAGAACTGCTTGTCAACGTGCAGGGTCATACCGAGTTCTTCGGACAGTACTTGCGAGAGCGCTTTAATATCCATTTGATCGTGCCCATAGTTGTTGCGGAACACGAACACACCATCATCGCCTTGAACAGTCGCGTCAGAAACGGTGAAACCAAGACGACGGGCTCCGTACTCAACAACTATTAGATTCGCAATACTGCCCACCAGGTTTGTGAGGACCGAACCTGATGGGATACCTTTTTCCCGACCGCTTCGATAAGCAGTAGGGGTGATAAGGTCGCCGTGGGTGAAGTGTCGACGCAAATAGTCTAACACTCTATGCTTCCTCACCCCGTTCTCCCATGTGAACTGGTTTTTGAACAGTTCGAAAACCCTCGCTATGACGCATGAGGGAACTGTTGCATCAAAGTTGGCGAAATCAATGGACAACATCCA